CAATGCTATTTCTCAGTCAAATTATGCGGCCTATTTTGCTAAGTACGGTCATATGTTTAATCAACAGCACGTCGATGCAGGTGATGCGGATTTATCAGCAAGTAGCACTTTGTTCTACCCAACACCAGTACCGGGCAAATATCCGAGAAGTGGGATGCCTGATATAAGTTTTACTGATGCTGAAGTTACTGGCCCAACATTTTTAACTATTGATTTAGGTTTAAACACTCAAGCACTAAGAGATGGAACAGGTTTTATATTCAGGCTTGAATCTGGAACACTACCAACAGGAGTTACAGAAGACAACACTTATTATTTCAGATGGTTAGGGACAACTCAATATTTTGTTTATCCTACAGAAGCCGATGCAATAGCAAACACAAATAAAGTTTCATATACAGACTCTGGCTCCGGTACATTCCGCTTGACTCAAGAGGGAATTGCTATTGATGATGCTGGTCAGAGGTTAACAGGCGAATTAGCTTTAATTGCAGCCACGCCAGACCAACCAAACCTTGAAGGTGTGTTTACAGTAGGTAATCCTATTGGAAGCACCAGAGGTGGTGGGGTTAGTGGATGTAGTAGCACTTTATTTGATTCAGCCAATTCTCCTGATGCAAGAACCTCCAACGAAACACGTGGAGCCGCAACATATGAGTTTAACTATTGGAAAGTAGTTTCGTCCACTTCTAACGGCACGCCGATTGATGCGGTTGTTTATCAGGAAGACACTGGCGAAACTGGTTCTAGTCAAAATTGGAGTGCGGAAACAATAACTATTACCCATGATTTAAATGCAGCAACAAAAGATTTAGATGTCTCCACAATGTTTGAAAGGGTGGGAGTGGCTGATTTGCAGTTTGTTAAAAACATTTCTTATGATGCAAGTACAGGCGCAAACAACACTTATGGTCACTCTGTTGTAGATACAGGGAGTTTAACTAGTTTTGATATTCAAACAGGAGTAAATGGAATATCGCTTTTTAATAATGCCGGTAGTAGAGTTTCCTTATCAGGAACTACCAATGGAAGAATGGTTGTTAATGTGACTAAGAAGAACAAAATAACAACCTACGCAGAACCAACAACACGAAAATATGTTCTTGATGGTGTGACCGAAACGCATACTTTCCTTGATGCGGATACCACATTACAAAATCAAAAGGTTTATTGGGAATGTATAAACGGTGGGGAATTATTATTTGCTACTGCTTCCGGTCAAGAAATTGGTGGTCTTGCTGCTAATAAGTGGAATGGGCAAGGTAAAGGTGGAATGTCTGTTGATCCTGTAGGCGGTAATTATGAGGTTGATAGTTATGATGACTATTTAGGAGACGTAGGAAGTTCTGCTGACTGGCTGTCTGTAGGGAAAGCAAAAGACGGAACTTACTCTTCTGGGTTAATTGATATAAATGCTGATAATAAAACGGAATCTGCTATGTATGATAATCTCGATAGTGTTCATATTGAAGCGGGTAGTGTTTTTTCAGTTAGCGGAGGGTATAATGCTTCTTCAAGTGCAAGGATTTTTGCAGCAGTGAAAAAATCTGATACCGTTACATATTCTTTTAGAACTTTAAAATCTGACACAGGGACAAGGGATAATGTCAACGTTAATTCAACAAATACAGGAGATTGGAATGATACAAATAATACAGCATTATCAATCTCTCTTGTTGGCGCAAGATGGCAATAGATAGTGACTATGGTTACTTTTAAATAAATGAGGAGCGGAGATGGAGCAACTGACAAGGGACGATATAAAAACAATAGTATCTGATGTAATAGCACCTTTTATCATTGATATAAAAGCTCTGTACACATCTAACGAAAAAGAGATAGAACGACTAACAAAACAAAGTACTGAGCATTATGCTAATTTTAAATCAATGGAAGATAAACTACAGGGGCAGATGATGCAATGTCAGAACAGCATGAATAATTCAGCAGAAAAATCAGGGGTTAGAGTTGGTGAGATTGAAAAAGATATCACTGAGTTAAACTTGAGAGTTAAAACCGTTGAAGAGCAACTCGAGACTAATGAAAACAAAAGACAGTTCAATCTCACTTCTATTATTGCAGTTATTGGGATAGGTGTTTTGATATTCTTTGAGATTTTATCTCGACTTGGGAGCTAATAATGGCCATTGGTAATAAGGTAACTTTACAGGTATCATATATAGATGATTGGCTAAAAGTTGAAGTTCCAGTGGATGCTTTTGCTATCAGTGCAGTACGTGTAACTTTCAAAACAGAAGCACCGACATCTATGTTTTTGGACAGACTTGAGATGCGAGCAAAGTCTTACAATACTAACAAGTTAACTTTGGAAAAGACAAAAACAAAGCTGGATAGGGATTTTGCTTTAACATCTGCTGAGTTCGGTGAAGTGTTTGAAACACTCCATGACACGATAAAAGAAAACGTCAAAGAAGGTGATATTGCACTTTCCATTGTCGCTAAACAATAAGGAGAGATTATGGGTGATCAATTTATTCCATTAGAAGACTTAGGAGAGAGGTCTTCAGCAGTTGATACAGATATTTTACATATAAAATCCTCAGGGAATATTGATAGTAAAATATCTGTTACTAATTTTCTAAAGAGTGTGCTGGAATCCGTAAGAAGTACTATTACTGCGACAGTCAGAGTAAAGACAGACGTCATCGATGAGAACACAGCAGCTGCCGGAGTTACTATTGATGGATCTCTTGTAAAAGATGGAGACATGAAACTCGATACTGTTTCGGAGAAAACAGCAGCTGCTGGGGTTACAGTTGATGGACTACTGATTAAGGATAGTGGTGTCGGACAAACTCTGATTATTCAGGGTTCTTCAGCCCCTACAAAAGGGAAAACAGTAACTCATCGTTATGGAACTGGTTCTGGTACTTCGAATAATTGGTTTGATGAGTTTAGTCCGTTTTTAACTATTGGTGTAGAAGTTAATTGCTCAGGTGTGCTTGAAAGAGGCGGCCTAGACTATGATATAGCATACATGGAAAAGCTATCCTCTAGTTCCATTGAAGTTAAGGGGGTTGTAAAAGGAGTTAACTACACAGCTAGTTTGACTTTCGTTGACGGTGATGCAACTGTAATAAAAGGAACACTGTCTATATAAGGAGTAACCAATGATAAGACAAGATGATATTCTACTAAATAATATGTCTGAGATTCCGTTCGAAGAGTATGGATGTGCTCTGTTTGATATCCAGTATCTTGCAGTAATGTATGGAACGAATACCTTTAAAAGAGAACACTTTATTATGGAGTGCGATAACTGGATTAAGGCTGGAACAATATTACCTAATACAAAGATCATGAACTGGGATCGGCTTTGTCAGGACTCAGGCCTTCCTTATAGATTAGTAATTGAGAACAGAACTCATAAACTTCATGCTCTGAGAAAGCTTCAGGAAGATGAGTTACAGTTATTATATCTGTATAACCCAGAAACGGGGAAACATCACTTTGTAGTAGCGGATGAGAATGATAATGTTACTTACGACTCACTGGGAAACTCAGTGACTGTTCAAGCATACAAAAGAGGCGTAGCCTTTATAGAATCTAGAAGAGTATTTAGGAGAATTAAAAGATGAAAAAGTTTTTAACAGATTTATTTTCAACAAAGAACGACATAAATGAAAATACTGTAGTTGGCTTTATACTGTTAATTGCAGTATTAGTTAGTACGTTTTTACCCGTTGTGGATGAAGGAAAATATTACATTCTTTCTGGAATGACAATGTTATGCTTTGGAATCGGAGCATTTAAAAAGTAGGTGATGATGTGTGGAAAAAGATTAAAGTTATCTTTATTACTATTGGTATTATTGTTCTCACAGTCCTTGCATTTGTTTTCCGAAGTCGTTCTGACGGATCAGGAGTTTCAGGAGCTGACAAACTTAATAGAGACATCTCTGATGGACTTGGAAGAGTACAGGATTCAATTGATGGAAGTGCAAGCAATATTGGACAGGGAAGTGAGAAGGTTGAAGATGTCATCGAAGGAATTGAGCATACAGAGAATAAATTACAGTCTGCTTTGGAAATCCTACGAGCTGCAAAGGAAAAGAATAGACCTCCTTTGGCTGGATAGAATAGGTGGTTTTATAGTTGGTTTTGGTGCTGGCTATGGAGTTGATGAAATAAAACACCAATTTAAATAGTTTACCCCAGCTTTAAGCTGTTGTAATACTCCTTGGCTCTCCCTCACTCGAGGGAGAGTTTTTATTTGAGTCTTCTTGTGTCGAAGTTTATATAGACTTTGTCATATTGATTAAAGTAACCATGGGACCTGTCTACATTATGAGTACACAGATGTTCATATCCTACCTGAATAACCCAGAAATTAATTCCAGCAGTTACATAATACTGTTCTTTATACGGTTTAAATATTAGACCTCTATCACTTTTCGTGATATCAACATTCTGATTAACATCTACAAAGAACCATTTGTACTCTATACCAACCCCGATATTAGTAGAAAAGTATACTCCTTCGGGAACAAAATGATCTTCTTTCATGGGATAATATGCAAACTCACCGAAAGAATAAAACTTAAAATCTTCTGCATAAATTGTAGCTACAAATATAAAGACTAATAGTATTGCTATTTTCTTCATGCTATTTCTCCTACTTCAAATTATTAAAAAGCTTCATAACAAACCGGGGATCTTGTTCAAGCAAGTCCATGGGAACAAATGAGTAATAAGCTAATTCATCTTTAGTATATTCCTTTTTGATATTCGTAACCATAAACCACATGTCTTTGTAAGTCATTGATAGAACAGATACACCGTTTAGTCTTTGATAATCCCTGAGGAATCTATACTGTCCAGGTCTGTATGCTGGTATTATCTTTGTATCTTCTCTGACAGGCCATCGTTTAATCTCTTTAGACTCCATCCAGATATCTAACTTATCAGTTCTAATTGCTAAGTCAGCAACACCAACTTCAGTTCCTCCAGTTTCAATGTCAACAATTTGAATTGGTTGGAACTGCAGTAATTTCTTTAGTCCGTTTTTCATCTCAGTCTCTAACATATTTACCTCAATATAACTTTCAACTGGGATAATGTGACCTTGAGTTTGTTGTTCTCATTATCAACTCGAGTATAACCGTTTCTCAATTCTTGATTCTCAAGTTCTAATCTTTTAACCTCATTCTTTGAAATCTCATTTAGATGATGTTTTCTCAGATGATGCTGTCCCAGCCAGTAACCTATAGCAATTGCTATTGCAAGTACTAAACCTAATAAAATAATAGCAGTGAACGAAGGAACTAATTGTCTTAGTACCTCATACCAAAAGAACCTATCCATTGAAATCTACCTCCTTAACAATGTATGTTTTCGGGTCATTTGCATAGAACTTAATTGTATCATAACTAAGCTCTTTGTTTCTAAGATCAGATGGTAATCTCAGCTGAATCTCAGTATATTTTTCTGCCTTACAAGCTAACCAATAAGGGATTACACCAAGCACATGTTTTCCAATAACATCTTCAGGCTTAGCGTATGTCACTACTTTAGTACACTCTTCAATTAGACCAATTTCTCTAAGATGTTTTACTAATCCCTGATGTCTAGTTACAACAAGTTTATCCATAATAATTTCCTTCAAAGTCTTTCAGAGCTCCCCAGTCTTTTCCAATTTCAAAATCAGCGACTGTAGGAACTTTCAACGGTAAACATGTTTCCATGATTTGTTTCATTTCTCGAGTAGCTTCGATACCTTCTTTAGTTCGAGGCATTGAAACGTCCATCTCATCATGTACAGTGATGTGTGGGGCGAGCACATCGTAGATTCCTGCCTCATAGGTATCAACCATCGCTTTTTTCATAATGTCCGCTGCAGTGCCCTGTACGATTGAATTAAAGGCCTTGTACGTTTTCTCACCGTCAGGAAAGCGTCTATGTCTTCCCAGTAATGTTTTTACATAACCACGGGATAATGCTTTTGCTGAAACTTTATGAATAGTATTCTTAATGAAAGGTAGTTTAGCATGGTACATTTTCATGAAGGCTTTACCCTCATCTTTTGACATGCCCAGCTGTTGACATAGTAAATCAATTCCCATGCCATAGAATATACCAAAGTTAATTCTCTTAGCATATTTTCTACCACCTTCTCCCATTGAAGTTGAAAGACCTGAAGCATCAGCACACCACTGGTGGAAGTCAGTATCTAAGCTATCAATGAACGCTTGACGTATATCATTTGAACCTTGACCCATCGCATAGTGAGATATGATTCTTACTTCAATTTGTGAGTAGTCAGCCTTAATCCAGTCATAACCTTCTTCAGGTATAAACAATGACCTTATGCTCTTTCCGATATCTGGATCATTTGCTGGGATAAACTGTAAGTTTGGATTCGAGCTTGAGAACCTTCCTGATACTGTTCCATAATCATCACTTTTCAATTGGTTAAAAGAACAATGTATTCTACCATTAACAACAGTTCCACCTATCTGAGACTCAAGGAAAGTACTATTTAATTTGTAATACTTTCTACAATCATTTATTACTTTAAAGACATGATGATCGTCCATGTGGTTTCTCAGCCAAGGTTTAGTTATTGACGGCTTTCTGGTCTTTTCAGTAATGGGGTACTCAAGTCCAAGCTTATCAAGAATGAATCCAAGCTCAGGACCTGAATTAAAGTTAACTGGTATTCTTCTTCCAGTGATATTGTTTAACTCTTCCTGTGACTCATCAATCTTCTTTACTGTTTTCTTTTTGATATCAGCAAGCTGGGGTTCGTTGATCCTAACTCCAGTCTTTCTCATCTTTAACAATAACCTTGAGAGTCTCATCTCATAATCATAGATTTCATTGAGCCCTTCTTCATTCAAGATTACTCTTTGTTTCATGAATACTTCAAGAGGAACATGAACGTCTTCTAAGGCGTATTTTCTAACCATTTTGTAAGGCATTAGATACAACCATTTTCGAGAATCACCACGAAGCTTATTCCTTTCACAGAATGCATCAATCTCAGTCTTCATCTTTCCTCTATCAAGGTATTTATGTCCAAGAGAATCAAGATTATATCTCATTCTGTTTTCATCAATTAGTGGCTCAGCTATCTGAACATCGTGAAGCTTTCCCTTTATCTTTATTCCTAACCAATTTTCTAACCAGTCCATATCATACTTGATATTAGCACCAAGCTTGTCAGCATCACTGGCCATAACTTTCTTCAGGTAGTTTATGTTCTTTCTTCTTTCCTGAAGATCAATTCCATAGTGACTATAGTTGTAAGTCTTTACATTCATAGCAAACTTCTCGATGACTTGTTGCTCATTCATCCTAGTGTCTTTCTTGTAGAAGTGACCTAGGTTGTAGTACTCAGAAAATCCTGTATCTGTACAAATTGAGACACCTAGAATATAGCCATCATTCCTGTAGACTCCCGTTCCTTTTTCTTTTAACTGTGGATCAAATGTTTCAATATCAAAAGATATGATCTTTGCATCTGACAAGTCAGGGTATTTTTGTTCCATAAAATCTCCAATTCTATCTCTTTTTCGTTGTCATACAGCCTCACATATTTTAAATCAATATTACACAGGCTCATGACATATTTCATTATATCATGTGTTATGATATATGAACATCACTAATTATTCATATACATGAAACATACAGGCTCATATATATGATTTGATCAAATCACACAGGCTCATATATGATCTATTTTGATGATCGATTCAAAATATCAAGCCTGATTCTCCGGGCATTTTCTAGACGCTTACAGCGTTCCTCCCTTTCTTTCATGGATAACGGCTTTTTAAGTTTGTGGGCTACCATCCACACACGTTCTGCTTTCTTCTGTTTTGGTAACGTGTCCGGTGATTCAATTCCATTTATATTTTTCTTAATCATACATCTCCACTTCACCATTCCAAAAGTGTAACATGTGTCTCTGTCCTTTGTTCTCTTGCTCAACTTTACTTGTCGCTCGACCCAGTAAGGAGGCTCATTTACTATACAGATTTCTTCATCAGGAAACCATACAGCATTACCATTTGTTACTGTGTCAAGCGGACAGAAAGGAGCAGAACAAGAATCGTAGTATCTACATTCATTTCTTGCTTTGCTCATATCCATTTAAAATACGTCCTTCATATCTTTTTTGAAAGCATGCAGGGAGATTATGAAATGAGTAAACTTTCCACACTCAACTCCCAGTTCTTTTGCTATCTCATTCTGCATGAACATTGAGAAGAAAACATCCGCTTGGAAGAAGTTGTAAAAGTCACAGCTTCGCTGAGTATATGTCAATGTAAGTTTCCCATTTCTTATTAGGAAGTTGTAACTCAATGAGCATGGTACTCGAGCCTTTCCTCCCCAGTTCATCATGTCCTGGTGTCTGTCGTACATAGTCATCGTAACTTGTCTAGAAGCAGGGTTCCTTTTCAACTCAGCCTTAACATACTTCAATTGTTCCTGTAATCTTTCGACATAGGTGTAACTGAAGAATCCATTGTGTCTAAATTGTTCCCACAGCTCAGGTAGTAATTTCCAAGCATCTCCAGGATTAGTTTCAGTACAAACACCAGTGTATCTTTCATGACACTCAGCTAGAACCCAGTTGGCATACTTTTCTTCTTTTTTGTATTTAAGCATCTCAGTCATCTTGTCAGTGGGATTGGTTACTGAGTAAGCATAAGGTGATAACTCTTTAGTCATAAACCCTTCGTCCTTAGATACGTCCTGATCCTGACATGTTGAAGATTGATAGGTGATTCCCATCTCAGCCAAGTCTCTTTCGACTTCTCGGATTGCTTCAAAACTGTCTTTATAGATTCTCATTTTCTCATCTCCTTTTTCTTACAAATTGTTCTCATCTTACAGATTGAACATTTCATAGATCTTATAGTAGTACCCTCTTTTTGGCAATACATATATTTAAATGTGTTTACTTCAGGTGCTAATGATTCTTCAATACCAGTCACCTTGTCCATGTCATAATGACCGTCTGATTCAATGAAGTTCTTCACCTGATCAATAAAGAACTGTATCGACTGAACACAAACACCCTTATTGGTTTGATGGTATTCTTTACCACGTATCTTCCAAGTACCATCAGTACTAACTGGCATTCCTTTGATCACAAAGTCCTCAGGATAACCCATAAGCAATAATTGTTCTTTGATAGTAAACGGAGTACATCTTGCTGGATGAATCTGTCTAGCTGTACTAGCTAACGTTGGACAATGTCCATCCCACCTTGCCTTAGTCAAACCAATTCTTGTACCTTCAGAACCGTCACTTTTAAAGTATTTAAAGGACTTTCCTTCAGGCCAATTAGCAACATGTTGTAAAGCATCTTTATACTTAGTTTTTGTATTATGAGCCATAACATTTGTCATAGAAGACCAATTGTCTTCATAGTCAACATCATTATGATTTTCTATCTTACCCTCCGATCCTAGCAAGTGTCCTATGACATCTTTCGTGGTTGTCTTCAAGTTTCTATTCTCACCTGGCAATGGAACATAGTTATACTTTCTCAGCGTACCAATTAAATAAACTCTTTTCCTCACCTGAGCATTTCCATAGTTCCTGTTGTTTACAAACACCGGAGAAATATCATAGAACTCTGATAACTCATTGTACCAATAGTCAGCATCATAGTCAATAAACATCTTTGGTAAATTGTCCATGATAAATGAACTCGGCATATATATTCTAACTGCAGTTACAAAGTTCTCGACTTCATCACGTTTTACTTTGTCACTTCGCCAGTTAATCGCAGAATAACTTCCACAGGAAGGATGACCAACAATAAGATCTGGTTCTACTGGTAAAAACTTACCTTTTGAGAACTGAGTACCTGGAAAATTGTGTATGAACGTCTGTCCATCTTCAAAGTCTCGTGGCTCAATATTACCTACAACTTGACAGCCAGCATTTCTAGCGGCGACAAGCATAGAACCTATCCCACCATATACTCCCAGAACTTTCATTAGTAATTGCTCCTCTGTCGGAATTGATTTACTTTATTCTTTTTAAAGTAATAACTATAAATATCGTCAGCAGATAAACCGGCTGTCTTCAGCATAGCAACAAAATGTATAAAAGCACCGATCAGTTTAGTTCTGAGATAGACCACATCAGTTTCCATATGAGTTTGTTTCCAGGGTTTGTTCTTCAGACAATTCATACACAGTCCCAGTTCACTTGTAAACATCCAAGCTGCGTCACTGAATGAGAACGGAGCCATCACAGCTTCATGTAAGCTTTCGAGTGTTGTAAAGGGCTTGTGGTCAATACCAGCTGATAGCAACAGTTCAACAAAGAAATGTAGACCATCAATGAGTTCTTCCTCGAAGTGTTCATCTCCGTCATTTATACACTCAAAAGCTTCACCGAGTTCCTCGATAGTTCTCCAAGCTAAATCCTTAAGTCTCGCTTGTCCTGCGGGATCGTTCAAGTCTACAGGAAAGTCAGTTGTCTGAAGCAGTCCTGATTTCTCTTCAATGGGATGATACTTGATAGCCAATTCTTTTTGCTTGTCAAATATCGCTTTTAACTTGTTTTCTGGTTTGTCTGTTTTTTCTACATCGTTAATATTCATTTACTTCTCCTAATCTATATACAATGTTCTAATTGTTTCAATAGCCAACGTCACGTCTTCAGGCTCCTTAACAGTTACAATCTTTGTATTCTGGTAAGCTTGTTTTAACCAGTTGAATATAAGTCTGTACTCTTCCCTGATTTCTTCAAGTTTAGAATCGACTTCAACTTCCAATTTCATCTTTTCATCTTCGGTCATATGGATAGCACCGTGTTTCTTGTGAATAGGTACAAACTCCCTGTCACAAAAAATAATAAGATTCTTCTCATTCTGTTTGAACTTTGTAGTCCACTTAGCTATGTCCCCGTTGTTAACTAACGAATGACCTCTTAAGATTTCACCATACACGAACTCAGAGAACATTGTAAACCTGTCAGTTATGACAAAGTCCAATTTTATTAACTCATCGTTCCAAAACATTCTTTCTTTCAATACTTCAAGACTCAGGGGTCCTGGAGAATGTATGGACTTAAACTCTGGGTATGCAGCTTTAATCAAATTAACTAGGGTAGTTTTTCCACTACCATCAGCACCTTCAACTATTATCATTTCTATCTCCTAAAACTTCTTCAATCTTAGACAAATGTTCTTCGAGGCACATGTGTAAGTCACTAACCATCATGCCTTTCACTTCTTCAGGACTTCTGTAACTTCCTGTCATCTGATTACTGATAAGGAACTTCTCAGTTTCTGTTGCTTCAGTAATCACTATTACTGTTTTTTCAGAGTCATAGCTACTTGATTTGTCTCTAACAATCTTAATCTCACATTTCATTTCTATCTCCTATAATTTCATCAACGGAAAACCGTATCTACTTTTTGATGGAACAATGTATAAGTTCTTCTTTGCTCGAGTCACTCCAACATAGTAACACCTAAGTTCTGAATCGGGATTCTCATTCCAGTTCTTATGAACGTTTCTACTGTAATCAAGGATTAGTACAACGTTCTCACACTCACCTCCTTTTACTCCATGAATTGTGTTCACTTCAATATTATATTCTTTTGTGTTGATCTTGTCACGTAAAATATCTCTGTAATAAGTTATTATATTCTCTGGCAAATTAAAGACTTCATACCAAGGCTTATCCCAGTCGTTGAACTTATCAATATCAATTAGTCCATCTAAGATGTGGAAACGTGATTTGTCGTCTGACTTCCTGATTTTCTCATAATGATTGATAGCACTTATATGTGTTGGCATAACAGATAATTTATTTTTCCATGTGAACATCACAGGAATACTTCGTAGATAATCCATAACTTTGTTCAGGTGCGTTATATTGCGTCCTATGATCATCCATTTATCTTTTGACATGTCAATGTCACTTAAGTCGCCAACTACGTTCACAGAGCCCTCAGTGCTGTTGTACGTGTATTCTTTAGGTGCTCTATATCCTATCATGTCTGTGATCTGTCGACTGTAGTCCCAAATGGGTTTCGGCAATCTATATGATCTACTCAATATTCTTTGATTTCCTTGGATCTTCAGGAAGAACTCAACGTCAGCACCTGCCCATTGATATAGTGCCTGATCATCATCTCCAGCAATATATATCCTATCACACTCTTTAAATGCTGTGAGAACCATTTGCCACTGCAGAGATGTCAAGTCCTGTGCTTCGTCAATTATTGCAACCTTGACAGGTAGAGCTTTATTGTTCTTGATGAATCTTTCAATTAGATCAGTAAAATCCATTATACCTAAAGCATCTCTGAAGTGTTTATAGTTTAATTGTACATATCTCAACTGATGAACTTCTAAACTAGCAAGCATTTTCATGGCAGCTTTATTGTTATTTCTTTTTAATATATCATACATTAAGAAAGCATCATCTTTGCTGTTATGGAAGTCTTCAGTGAAGAATCCAGTAAACTTGAAACCCAGCTTCTTGCTGAGTTGTTTGTAATGCTTTTTCTCGATCATCATTCCTTTTGAAATGTTCAGTTCTCTAAATGCTATAGAGTGTAGAGTTCTGAAGTATTTGAAATTAGTTTCGGAGTAATCAGGGAACTTCTCCAGCGCCCTGTCTCGTCCTTCGTAAGCACCTTTTCTAGAATAACTTACATATGCTATTTCTTCTGGAGGAACTGTCTTTAACTCAGTCTCCAGTATATTTAATAATTCTGTGGTCTTCCCTGTTCCGGGAGGTCCAAAAATAATATCAATATTCATTCTCACCTTCTTCTTGGTATTCTCCGAAGTCTTCTAGTAATTCATCATCAGGCTTTTCTTCAATCCTCAGGTGATTATCAACAGACTCAACTGGTGTTAGCCAGCATCTTGTTGTCTTGCTAGGTTCTATGGGATATTTCTTCTCAAAACTTTTAATCTTAACAAGAATCTCCTTGACCTCTTTCGGTTTCAATTTGTTAAATCTTTTAGTTTCTAAAAAATCCATCAAATCAACTCTTCTAAATACGTAACATTTAATTTCCATATCTAGAAATACTCTATGGAGTCCTATCTGATCTTTAGTCCTAGCAGGAGCTCCCTCAGTCAGGAACTTATTCAAGTAGTCCATGAATAAAGTCTCATTTGAAAACTCATCCTTGTCGTCTTTCACTTCCATTCCATCAACTGCTTCTCTTATTACCCTGTCCCATCTTTTCTGAGATAGTCTGAACGGGTATTCTTTTAACTCCCTGATGCATAATTTGAGAAAGTTTCCCTGACTCATAATATCATCTTCGGAATTAAACTTCAATACTTTATTATTAACTTCCCATTCGTACCTTGTTGAAAGTCCAACGAATTGACTCAGCGTACCATAGTCAACACTAGGAGCCTCGAGACTTGTTATTCCAAACTGTCTCAGCTTACATACTTCCTTATTGCATACTGCAGAAAGTAGTGGTGTCTTACACCCATAAGCATATGTTTTTCGATTGTGTGAATTGATGACAGTGGTCTCAATTTCTTTGTAAGGTGTTGGTTCTGGGAATCGATCATTTACATCTAATAAATGTTTAGGAAAGTCCTCCTCATATTTGTTCTTCAGATAAGTTGCTACCTGCATTAGGAAATCATTTCTGTTATGTGTATCTTTATTAAAGTCGTTTAGTATATACAATGTTTGTAGACAAGGAGGTGCATCAGCAAATGGAACAGACGATACAATATCTTTTAATTCTTCAACTGTGACTGCCTGTTCTTTTATATGCTGTATTGCTTGGCTCAGACTCATCTCATTCTGTTCTGAGTCATACAAATATTGTGTAGGATTATTCGATGCATCGAAGTAAGGTAAATTGATCCAGTTACCAAATCCGTTCTTTTGTATTCTTGTCTGTTTCGGGAATATCTCAGTATCTTTTTTCAGTCCCAGAACGATGAGAAGTTTTTGCATTACTTCTACAACGTCCTTTGCTGGGTACTCTTGATCGAAGAAGACATACATGTGTAGTCCACCACTCTTAGATCTGAAAAAAGATAGAGGAAGACCATAGTCTTCAACTATCTTAAAATACTTTTTAAAACTTACTTTATATTCATCAATATCTATAACAGAAAACTGACATTTATTTCTCTCGTTTATGGGAATTATACCAAGACCTTGTTTACCGGAGAGGTGTTCAATGTACTGTTTCTCAGTCAATGGCTGAGTTGCTGTTCTACTTTTACCGCTTCTTTTCTCTCCCTGTTCATTAGGTGCATCATACTCATGTACACCAAAGGCCTGCTTGTTTCCACTGAATATTCTCGAGAACTCAATTATATCTAGTTTTCCTGTTCCCATAGTCAGCCGTATTTATTAAATGTCTTATAGTAAGCTTTAGCCAGAATATCGTCTGTATCAATGAATTGCATCATCTCACGTATCTGTTCTACAATTTCTTCTTTAACAGCTGCTCGATCTTCCATTGTGTAATGAATCTTAAAGACTTCAGCTGGGACTAATTTATCATCCTCTTCAATCTCATCTGACCATTCTACAACAAGATACTCGAAGTGTACATTGTTGTCTATGTAACAGTACACTTTATGCTGCCAACCACCGAGATATTTTGACTGACCTTTATAGTTCTTAGTCGTTTTAATATCTTTGATTACAGTTGGAAACCATGCATCCGTTTTACCGTACAACAGGAACTCTCTGCCGTCAACCATAATGACTTTCTTGAGGACCTTTTGAAAGTCCCCGCCTTTACAGTCATTACATACTTCTTTGAATATCTCTGAGGACTTAAATGTGTCTAAGTCACGATTACAATTAGCATAAACTTTCTTTTCAAAGTCTATACCTCGTTTTATTGCAGGAGTTGGATCCCACTTTGTTCGATGTAGTTTATTAGAAAAATCATCGAAGGCCTTTTTCTTCCAAGACCGAGGAGCCTTATTAAGCCAGTCATAGGCGTCCAATAAGGTAGGAGTGATAAGTAAAGACATGTTTACTCCTTATGATTGATTGTAGGCCCCATACGAGGCCCACGTTTTAATTCTAATAATCTACATCACCGTCTTCAGCGTCTTCAACATTACTTGAAGAGGAATCTTCGATCTGTGCATAGTCAACTTTCTTATGCTCGATCATTGTTCTTTCTTCCTTGACAAGTGTATACTGTCCCTCATCAACAAGACCAGCGAAATTGATAGTAACTCCAAACCAGTCATTGCCGTCTTTGTGTTCTTCAACGGTACCAAGGTCCCATCTCAGATAATAAGGGAGAGCAGCCACACCATTTGGCATAACTGTTGTAGTCAGGTTCCTGTTCCAAGCTTTCGCTTTTTTAATCTGAGTAGAAGTCAGTGACATAATCATAACTTTCTCATGCTCATGTCCGATGAGAACTACATAGTAAACATAGTTTTCCTGCAACAGATTCCCATTTGAACGCTTCCATTTACCGAACGTTTTATCATCAGCCAGGTCTTCAGCTTCTTCAGGTGTATGGTAACCTACGAAACCCTTTCTTTTAGGGAGCCACTCAGTATAGATTCTATCGAACTTACCAACAACTACCTGTATCTTATCACCATAGATTTCTTTGGTAACTGAGTTGTAGAACTGTCCCTGTTTCAGTCCAGGAATATACTCAGGCTTACTTTCCTTCATTGCTGGTGATAATTGCTGAGCAATTTTGACGAAAGGAATGGCCATAGTTTCCGAGTTAATATCCTGAAAACCTTCAGCTGTGTCGTTTGCATCGAAGAAAGACTCAAATTGATCTTTTACTTCTTCTTTAGGCTGGTCACCTTTTGTAAATATCTTTGCCATTTAAAATCTCCTATTTGATTTTAGTCTTTTTAATAACGAAGGCCTTAGCCCATTCTGGTAATTCTGCAAGTGTCATTTCTGGTGCACTTTCACCCATTCCAATAAGTTCTTTGAAGTACTTCTTTCTGGTTGGCGCTTCAACCTTATCAGTAGCCTCAAAATCGAGGCCAGTAGTGTCAATTGCATCTGCAACCTTTGTGTAGTCATCATGTGACAATTTACCGAAAGAGAACGTAGACTTTATTATATCATCATGCTTTCTTTCACGTAAGAACTTATGAAAAGCAAAGTTGTTTGAGATTGAAACTGATAAATCCTCAGTAACAATAACTTTCTGTTTGCTCTCGAGCCTGATCTCTGATAGACCATACTGTTTCAACAGGTTTGGGATCTCCTCCTCTGAAAACCTGTTCTTTACTTTCTTAAGTTCTTTGAGTGCTGCTTCAGCATCTTCAACTTCAGCTGATACACTTAAAAACTTATCCACCTTTGCCTGTAGTTCTTCAAGAACATTTCCAGACATTTCGTCTTTACCGGTTAAAAAATCCGGTGTAGCACTATTCTCCATAGTACCTCCTAATTGTTTCTTTCGTTCGGTAGCTCCCTCAACCGCAGAATTAAACTCATCATCTGACATACATAAAATGTCTGTATGATGGAAGTTTATATCTTTATAGGCGAACTGCTGGCCGTCGAACTTTAAACCTAAATCCATGAGTGTCTTAATTCTCAACTCATTCATCTCACACCTCCTATATAATAAAGAAACCTTCTTCTAAAACGAAGTTAGTTAACTCGTATTCTTTGTCAAAATACTTTACCATGTCTGGCTTTTCATGTCTCAGCTCTAGGTAAAGATCAGCATTTTTCTCGGTGACCAGATGTATTACCTGGTCACCTCTTAGCTCCAAATACACCTTTGTTCTTTTTTCAGTGTAATATGTCGCTTCCTTATAGTTCACTTTCCAATTCCTTGATCTGTGACTTTAGTTTGAGAATCTCAAGACGTTTCAGGAGATCTTTCTTTTCTGTGGATGTGTCTGGTTCATCTGGAGTATAAGCACCAAGATAGATTCTTTTCTTAAGTTCTTTGTCAGCATCGAAACCCATAGAGGCGGCCTGTCCTGCTCTTTCCATGGTTTTACAAAGTTGTTGAGCTTGAATAGGATAGTTAGTAACTGTTCTTTCCGCTGTTTTTAGGATCTCAAGCTCATCTTCGGGGAATAGAGCTGTCTGTTTCTTCTCAGGTACGTGTCGAACGTCAAAAACATACTTTAAACCTGAAGCAGAATAATCATTGTAGACAGTGAATCTTGAGTCACATTTTCTGTTATGTATCATGGGAGCATTGAAGGTAGAATTACCTTTTGAGATCCATTTTCCGTTTGTTTTGTACTCAACTTTGTCACCTTTAACAAATAACATTTTTCTGTTAACAACTGTCATACAATCTCTGCCTTCAAATTGTACTTCAATAGCAACTTGATCATTAGACATGTGTACAATACCAACCCCAAGTTCTTTATGGTAAACCAAATCACCTCTTTTTAAGTCTTTCATTTTTCACCTCAATAAATATAATGTGTGACAGGATTGAGAGCGAGTTACAACACCCGAGTTTAGACTCTCAATCCTGTTTCGTCCTTCCGGACTCATCAGACACATAAAGTTGCTGACATTTTATAGGCTGATACACGACCGGAGTGAATACCGTATATCAGATCTTTTTTACCAAGTTTTGAACATCGTGTTCTAAATGTTTTTGTAGAAACCTTTGCGAAGTTAGCAAGCTGTCTCATTGTGTAACCTTTAGTTCCGTGTTTAGCAATTACGTTTTCAATTCTTTCCTGTTTTGTGTTTGTCATTTCAAATCTCCTATTGGTTGTTTATATATCTAATGTAAGTCTGATATATAAAGCTGTCAACAGTAATCTCTATTTTTTCTTAAGTTTCTTTCTTAAGTTTCTTTGCTGGTTTTTATTCATGTCGTTCCAACGAGCTTCGGTAAGAATCTTACCAGCTTTGCTTCGATGGTCTTTTAAAGAAACCTGTTTGTTCTTTTTCTGTTTCTCAGTCAGGTCTTTTGTATGAATCATAACTTCTCTTTCTGACGTAATTTGATCCTCTGCAAGTTCCCTGATTCTCCCATCATCAATATTCATCTCAGTCTCCTTTTAAAAAGAGACAGTAAATCAGCCGATAAACGAAGTACTGTCTCCTTATCTTTTCAAAAATTATTTAGTGAATCTATATAGTCCTCAACGGGACATCTCATTCTCTTAGGTGCACTTGTTATGTTAATGTCTGCCGGATTTAATCCGACGAACACCTCCATATCCATTATTGGCTATCTTAACAACAGTCTTTTCAATAAGTACGGACTGCTTCGACTTTCCGCTATCTGGTAGGTACCTCTTGTTAATACCCACGGCAAGAACTGGAACATTTAAGTCTATCAATTCTTGTTCGTGAAATGGTACCTCCTCTGTATTCATAGTACTGATTGCTGATAATTCTCCTACGGGGTTAACCAAGGACTGGTCTGCAAATAGTGGAATCGCTAAAACTATTAACAGTACACAGGTCAAAAACAAACTGCCACACTTCATGATGTGCCTCCACTAGACTCTCTCCCGATGATTATTTCTCTTTGTTGCAATATGGACACCAATGTTTCTTACCATCCGTATTGTAGTAAACATTCCTATCAAGTTTCTTTGTGCAAGGAAAGCATTTTCTCATGGATTTCCATACACCTTTTTTACCATCGTATTTTGGTGCTACTTCAATGTCAATATCAGTAATGCTGATAGGTCTTCTAATTTTCGCCATCGAGCATTTCCTCAAGTGACGTCTGAGAAAAGTAATCGTTCAGGTTTCTACCTTCCCTGATCGCTTTATATATCTTCTCGTCCAGTGTTCCCTTAGCAATGATATCTTTGTACACGATGTTCTGTGTTGTACCTATTCTATGTGATCTATCCTCAGCCTGTAATCTGTCCTCTGTCCTGTATGAGTTGCTATACCATAGCTGAATAGTCGAGACCTGTAAGTTGAGCCCGAAACCTGCTACAGACGGGTTGCCAATGAATATCTGGAACTTCTTAGCCATGAAGTCATCCTTGATCCTTGCCCTTTCCTTTTTCGATGTAGCTCCGTAATACAGCTCACAGGAATAAGATTTCTTCAGCTCCTCATAAATCGCTTCAATCTCAGCTACGAAAGACGCCCAGATAATAATTGACTCATCACCCATTTCTTCAAGCAGTTCATGGATCCTTTCCATCTTCACATTTTTCTTCCCGATCATTTCAGATTGCTTTTTCATGAATGGAACTTTCTTATAGTTGAGCATCTTTTCAGATTCTTCCTCATAGGGAAAATAGCCACCTGTAACTTGACGAAGTCTAATGCTCAGCGAAACCTTCTGTTGAACTGACAGTTCATGTCCTGAGTATTCAGCTAACAAATGTTTCTTGAGGTCCCCATAAATCTTCTTCTGTTCCTTAGACATTTGTACATACTCACAGACATACACTTTGTCAGGGAACTTGGGGAGAGCTGGAACTCCTAAGTGATCAAAGCTCTCATGATCGAATTGGTGTAAGTCACCTTTCTTTACTGAGAAGGTGTAAGGATCAATTGCATCACGAAGCTCGTCAAGCCTCTTGAAGCGAGTATACTCATCATGTTTGTCTATGAACTTGATATTCTTCTCACTGATGCTTGTAACCGCTGATAAGATCTCCAGATCAGCTGATGTCAATTCATATTCCATATTCATGGTAGTCATTCTTCTATCAGCCTTGAGATTCTCGATACGTCCCTTAACAATTGAGAACTTCTTCTCGTCAATCAATTTCGTGAAAGGTCTTCCAGTGTACTCATTTGTTCCTTTCATCATCACACCAAATCTGTGTTTAAAAATGAAGTAATTGACTTGAAAGAAATCTTTACTTAGGAAGTTGAATGGAGCATACAGATCAAATGGTGACTTAGCAACTGGTGTTCCGCTCAGGATGCATCTTTGTCCATACTTGTTAAGTTTGGTAATTGTTTTGGTACGCTTCGCTGTGGGCGTTTTAATACGTGTTGATTCATCCACAATAGTGAACACTTCATTATTCTTCACGTACTCAATAATATGTGGGATAACAGATTCACTCTGGAACGTTTCAACATTAACCATGAAGAACTTTAATTTGCGTTCTTCCATCATGAAGTTTTCCATTTGAAATTGATACTGTCTTCTATTTGCTTTTGAAGCTGTCCAGACAAATGTACTAAACGGCACTGAACAGTGAGTAGGAATCTGCTCATCAGCCCACTGAGCATGCACCATGTTAGGAGCGATAACAAGAACAGCATCAATCTGCCCCTTCTCATATTTATGTACAGCTATATCAATTGCTGTCTTCGATTTACCCAGTCCCATGTCCATAAATAAAGCAAAAAACTTCTCGTTCTTCAGTTTCTCATATGCAACTAACTGATGTCTATAAGGTACTGTTTTAAAGCTCACTTCCTACTCTCCTTCAGCATAGCATCAGCAAAAGCATAGCGTAGCTTAGCTTGTCCGGTTGCAGCGCTTTTTACCCCAGACTCAATGTCAACAATTTTAATTCCAGTGAACTTTTCGAAAGTCTCTTGGTCTTGAAACTTAAAATCTGACACATCAGTATGGATAGCAAAATAATCTCTTAGAGACATTCCTTCGTCTTCAGCGTCATTTGAAACTGAAAATGCTGGTCCTCCGTCAATTCTTCCAACCCAGATTATTTTCTCACAATTTGTACAATTTTCTTGTCCAGACTGTGTTAAGTAGTAATCGTCTTTTGAGTGACAATGTGGACACTCAGTAGTTTTAGACTTTTCCATTTTCACCTCTATCTCTTTTTAATATTCTCTTGTCATCTTCCCTGAACACTTGATAAATGTAGCCGTCATAACAATTGTTATCTTCTCTCAAGTTTCTACAAAGATGCTCACCATTGTAATAGCAACCATTACAGGTAAAACCCTTTAGGTTTCTAACTTTCCGAATGTCTAATGGTTTCTTCATTCTGGTACTCATCACATTTTATGACATTATCATTTCCAGTTCCGTCTCCAAACTTTAAGTCTTCAAACAGAGGTCTACATTCAGGGACTGTAAACTTACAAGTGTCACACAGATTTATCTTAGTATCTTCTACCTTTGTTCCTTTTCGTGTTATTTTAACTCTACCATAAACCTCTCTGCCGTCCATCGGTGTTGCTATTCTACATTTGTTCAGATCATCTCCCAGCTTAGTGACTGACGTCGTAGCTGGAGACTCAATAATTAAATCTTTAAATGGTACATTTAAGTTATGAACTATATCTCCACATCTCCAGTATGTTTCATATTCCCAAGACACAGGAACTGGGATGTTCATTCCTTGTCCATTGTCTTTAACTTCTATGTGCTCATCATATGTCTTTTTGTATATAAAGCCACGTTCACATTCCTTCTCTGAAGGTGTTGGGAATGTACATTCAACTTGCTTATTGAAACAGCAACCTATACACGTTTTTCCTGGAATCATTTTAACCATAACATCTACTCCGATATACTTTTGTAGACTTTAAACAACAATGAGTAAATGGTTAGGATAAGCCAGAGCTTAATGTCGTAGAATCTTAGACACATAATCAGTAGGGCTATATTAAGCCCCATGATTACTAACCACTTAACAATTGCACTGAAAGCTCTTAAGGGCTTATCCCCATTTAAATCTCTAATGATTCTTTCGCTCTTATTCATAGTGTGCTCCTGAATACTGGTAGTGTTTGTTTGCGAACAATTTATCTTTCTTCTCCATTTCTGAAGCTGGGATAAATTTCTTATTGAACTTCGTTTCACTCTTCAGCAGGCCTTTATGAATTAAGCCGTATATCTGCGAAACTCCCTTACCTACTAGAACAGCGAACTCTTGAACTGTGTAATACTCTTTACCATCAATATTGGTAGGGTTCAGTTCCATTTATGTCCTCCTGATCGTTATTTTTTATCAAACCTTATATAACTATTTTAAGATATATACGTCAATACGTCAATGAAATAATCTTTTTATTTTGACATACAGCGTCAATGTGCAATCGTGCACAAATACACAGCGTCAGTCAATATTTGATAATTTCAACGTCAATGATATATGAACATCATATAATATTTGAATACATGAAACATACAGCCTCATGATCTGGATTGCATGAAATTATACAGCGTCAATACTGTGTAATTTCATGATCGAATGAGGTATGAATTAGAACATACTTCTCAGTTTCTGAGCAGCAAAATCATATTCCATAAAGGAGTGATCACCAATAGCAATCTGACAGGTTCCTTTGTAGTTTGTTTTATTTAATTTGCGAAGCTCCCTTCTCAGTTTCTTCATTGTCATGTCCAATGATTCCAGCATGAAGAATTGTCCAGTCCAACCTGTTGTCAGATCGTAGAATCTAATCATGATTCTTTTGTTCTCAATCTTCACAGTTTTGTCTCTGAGTCTATCAATTCTTTTTGAACGGATGACCTGTGCAACTTCAGCAGGAACATCATTAGTTCTGGCAAGATAAAGTTCAGAATCAATTTTGTTTATTCTGTCACATTCAGATTGAAAAAATAAACCGTGTCCAAGAGGATGGTTTTTCTGTAGCTGTGCAAGGTGGATAAGTTCATGAGTCATTGTGTTCCATACAACTTTGGAATCACCAATTATACATGAAGACAGTTTAATAACTATTCTGCCTGTTGATCTGTAATGGTAGATGTTACCTAAAGTTCTTGTCATCCTGTTGGATATTTCAAACTCAATATTTGTTAAGTCTAATTCGTTAAAGAAAAAAGAATCATTTACCATTTCTGCAAGTTTTAATAAATCAGTTTTTGTCATTTCGTATCTCCCTATAATACTAATATACGGGAAGACTGGGCTTCCGTCAATAGGAAACCCAGAAAAAGTCTAAAGTTTCTTGTAACAGACTCTACAGAAAGCTGGACTCCTCAACAATTTGAACTTCATCTCCAACTTTGAATGTGTCAATTTGCATCGAACTTACCTCTTGGGAAGAACTCAATGGCTCCACCTTCATCGAAATCTTCTTCTGTATAAGAAGTTCCAAACTTGTTATCAAAAAGCTCAAAAGCAATCTCTCTGGCATGACTGTGACTATTAGCTTTGATAACTGCCACTGAATCCTTATCAAATGTCACTCCATTTGCTCTGTGACAATGTTGCTGACCGAACGTAATAATAAATCTTTCCATCTCATATCTCCTTGTCAATTTGTTTTAGAAGATTCTTAAGTCCTCTACCGTCTCGAATTGTTTTTCCTGATGCCCAACCAGAATAGGGCCAGTAAAAACATACACTTTCTCTAAATCTGAATCTTATGGACTTAGTACCAACTGCAAGAATAAATACTCTTTTACCAAGTTCATCTAGAGCTTTCTGCATCCGTAATGGTTCAAGTTTTTCTTGTCTGTCTTTATTTAGACGTTTACTCATCTCATATCTCCCTTGACCTATCTCATCAGTACAATGTGGTCAATCATTGCAGACCTCCCGAAGGAGGTTTCGATTATTTAGACTCTGTAGAAATCGATCATATTACATCTCCAGAGGAGCATCTCACTAAAATTGAATAAGTCAGATTGCTTACACTCAGTTTCACAGTACCAAGTGACTAACAATTGGTCTGAGTTAAACACTCTATTGTCAGGAACATCTTTCACTTCCGTTCTGACGTTTCGCTGTAGGTTAGTGTATGTGGGAAACATAACACCTGAGTTTTTAAACATCTCAAGATCATGTTTCTTACCATAGAATGTAGCCATGTAAATTATTCTTTTCTTCATTTCGTATCTCCTATAATACTAATATAAGGCTTATGTGTGGCTCTGTCAATAGGAAAGTCTAGAATTATCTGGGATTTATCTGGCTTGTCCATTGTTCTCTGTTAAATGCCATGGGTCAGGTTTTGAAATCGATGTATATGATTTTTCATATATTGCATATGATGATTTAAATATCGCCATTTTCGCCATGAATTATTGAAAAGTTGCCATTATGTTAAATCGTTGCTATATAACGATTTACGTGATCATCGTGGCAACAATGGCACAAATGGCAACTTTATTTGAACGTGTTATATTTTGACCCTCTTTTTATCGACCTTTGATTGTTGGCATTATTGCCATTTATGCCACGATTACATATAAATCGTTGCTATATAACGATTTAACAATGGCAATAATGAATATTCATCGTGGCAACAATGGCAATTATTGCATTCTATATGCTATATATGATTTTTCATATATTGTACAATATTGCACAGAGAAAGTACTGCCTGGAATGGCAAGAGAAATAAAAGGTGCCACTGCTGGATATTGTGTCTCACTCGAGCCGCCTGCTGGCCGGCGATCACGTAGCTAGCCTAACTACTAGGTCTGTTTCTCTCTGGAAAACCATGCCAACTAATCTGGCTCACTTATTGCTAGACCCAGATCATAGGACATATAAGCAATAACCATGCCAGCTTCGGCATCTAGAATAAAATAATAAATCCTCAGAAATAGCTAAAGTTTTCTTTGACATTGATCAGTATAAGTCTTAATATAGTATTATGATCAATTAAATAAATAAACTGATACGATCTTTTACAACATGTTAGGGACGGGATTTAAATCACACTGTATAGTGCTGATAATATTGTTTTATGAACAAGGAGCCTACAATGGCAAAAGAATTAACTGAAGAAATGAAAGAAGAAAGAAAAGCAAAGAAAGCTGAAGCGAAAGAACTGAGAAATGAGGCTAAGAAAACTGTCCGTGAGTTTTTCGCTGACATCGATAAGGAACAGATTCCTGAAGATGTGCTCGCTGCTATCGAATTGCTGACCAAAGCTTCCACGAAAAAACCTCGTGCTGCTAAAGGTCCTTCTGCTGCATCAATGATCCTCACAAAAATTAAAGAGGACGGTCAGGTATCTGATGTTGATCTGTTCATGGAGTTCAAAGTCGCACAACGTGAAATGGCTGGATATATTCGTAACTGGATTAAGAAGCCTGCTAACGTTGAGGACCGTGCGTGGGTAAGATTCGACAAAGAATCTGAAATGTATATCCTCGTGGGTGAAGGTGAATATCCACCTGAAAATTGGGATGGATATATTCCTGCAACTGAAGAACTTTAAATCTTCAAGGGTCTACCGAAAGGTAGGCCTTTTTTTGAGCAGTAATACTTATACTAAAAAGATTTTTCAATTCCTTTTTTAGCTCTGTTGATTAGTATCAATAGTCGTAGTATAATATATGTATATAGTTGTATAGATGAACAAGAGGACAGTATGGACTTTGAGGATAAAAAGACATTTGCTCTCCAGTTTGTACGTCTTGGGATAGATCCTTTAAGAGCCATGATGCAGGTCGACTTTACAGAAGAAGAAATGACACTGGCTAAAGAAGATACTGAGTTTCAAAATAATATTGACTTCGAGATCAGAATGGAGGAGATTGACTTATTAAAGAAACTAAATACTGCCATGGATGTTGCCGTAGCAAAGGGTAATTCTCAAGCAGTACAGTGGAAGCTTGAAAGGCTCAATAAGAAATGGAATAAAACGTTTAAGACAGATGATGACGACGGAAAAGACAACGGTAAAGTTCTTGTCTATCTGCCTGCAAACGGGAGGGACTAAATGAGATATAAGCCATTACCGTCGTTACTACAGGAAGCTAATAAATCATATAAGATCCGGTACAATATAGACATGATTATGTGGTACTTTACGAAGAGAAATGATAGAGCTTAAACCCCAGCCTGGTCCTCAGGAATTATTCCTTTCAACATCTGCTGACATATGCATTTACGGTGGTGCTGCAGGTGGAGGAAAAACATTTGGGGAACTGTTAGAGGCAATCCGACATATTGACAATAAGCAGTTCGGAGCTGTCATATTCAGGAGAGAATCATCCCAAATCACAAATGAAGGTGGTCCTTGGGACACAGCACAAGAGATATATGGAGGCATGGGAGCAACATTTGTTGAGAACCCACGTCATACCGCAAGGTTTCCCTCTGGTGCTAAAATAACGTTTAGTCATATGCAACTTGAGAAGCATATGAGACAATGGGATGGTTCACAGATCCCTCTTATTATGTTTGATGAATTACAGCATTTTACCGAAAAACAATTCTGGTACATGCTGTCAAGGAACAGATCAACATGTGGTGTAAGACCTTATATCAGAGGTACTTGTAACCCGAACCCCGATAGCTTTTTACTTGACCTGTTGTCTTGGTGGATTGATCAGGAAACAGGGGATCCTATTAAGGAACGTTCTGGCATTATCAGGTGGTTTGTACGTAAAGAAGGTATTGTTCATTGGGCTGATACTAAGGAAGAATTGGTTGAGGATTTTGGACATAAATCCAGACCTAAATCATTTACCTTTATTATGTCTGATTTAACAGATAACAAGATTCTAATGGAGCTGGACCCAGATTATGAGAGCAATATTGAAGCCCTGCTTGATTATGAAAAGAAACGACTTAAAGGAAATTGGTTTGCTCGACCTACAGCAGGAGAGTTATTCAAACGAAAGGACTTTGAGATACTGGATGACATTGACTCGGACGATATACTTCGAGTCATTAGATATTGGGACAGAGCTGCTACAGAACCAAGTGAAGAGAACACCGATCCCGACTGGACTGCTGGAGTTATGATGGCAGAAATGGTTCAAGGTTATTACATCATTCTTGATGTTGCCCGAGACCGTGTTGGACCTGGAGAAGTGGAAGATCTTATCACATATTGTGTAGATCTTGATGGTGAAGATTGTGTCTTAGGACTTGAACAGGAACCTGGGGCATCTGGTAAGAAAGAAGTATATGATTATGAGGTTAAGTTCTCAGATACCGTAGACGTTCATATTGCCAATAAAACAAAGAGTAAATTAACTTGTTGGAAGCCTCTTTCTAGAGCATCTACCAAGGGTAAAATAAAACTATTAAGAGGTGACTGGAACAGAGCATTTCTTAATGAGATGGAATCATTAACTGATGGAAGTCAACCTGGTCATGATGATCAGGGAGACGGTGCTGCTGGTGCATACAACTACTTGTCTGAGACTGATTATGGTATGGACAGTGCTAATGTTGTATAGGAGAATATATGTCTGATGACTTAGTAAACTTTGGATCAAGAGGATATAGAAATAATGTCCGTAAGTTCGCAAGAATAACGGGTGTCACTGGTGAAGCAGTAATGTGGGATGGTGGTAACGGTGCTGTAGGACGACCATCATATGATGCATGGTTCAAAACAGAACAAACTGTTGAATGTTTCTCAGCATCTGCTAATGATACAATTGGTGGCTCAGGTACTTATATTGTAGAGGTCACTGGACAAGGTGAAGACGGACTTGAGAAGACAGATACTGTCCAGATTGACGGAGCAACTCCCGTTGAGTTCACTGAGAAGTTTGTTATCATATACAGAGCAAGAACAATAAACCCCAATGCATGGAATGATGGAAACAATCTGCCAATTGACGGAGCAAATGATGGAGCCATCACGATCCGTTCAAAGGCAGAGCCCACAAAGATCATGGCTTATATTCAAGCTAATAAAGGACAAACTCAGATGGCTATCTGGAGATGTCCTGCTAATAAATATGCTGAGTTTGTGAAACTCGGAGTATATCCTCAATCAGGAAATCAGGGTTCAGTAGCAAAGCTAATGGCTAGAAATAGCATTGATGAATCGTGGCTGAATGTAGGAGAACTTGATGAAGATGGTTTCTTAACTGAACCTGAATGGCCAGAGGGTAATAGAGAATATATATCACCCGGAACAGATCTTTGTTTAGTTGTTAATTCTACTCAGTCAGGTAACTTCTCAAGTTTATTATGGGTAAAAATGTTTGATATTGAGAATTATGAAGAACTTCTTGCTGAGGAAAGTGAATAATGACAAGGAAAGAAAAGAAAGCCTTAAAACAGGTTCAAGCAATGTCCACTGGAGACAGGAAACTTGCTATACAGGCCATGTCACTCGGTGAGGGAGAGAAGTACGATGTTGAACTTGACTCTCTCCTTACAGGTCGCCGTGTCTCTGGTGGAGTCTCAGGGACGTCTAACGAGTATACAACGTACAGTTCTCAGGTATTAAGGACATATAAGAAATATTGTGGTGAAGATGAGTATGGAAACGATCAAGTAAGAGCGGTTGTTGACATGAGATCTGCCTTTATTTCTGGTGAAGGTGTTTCTATTAACCTTGGAGAAGATGTACGTGAAAGTCATAAAGAATTATTTGATAAGATAACACTGAAGAACAGACTAGGCTCAACTCGAGCTACAGATATATCAAATACTACAGAAATGTCTGGTTATGCTGTTCTTACAATGATACCAGACAATAGTGATGAATTAAAGATCCCACTTATTGGAATCGTTAATGGAAGTGGCAGAGGAAAGAACTATTATGTTCCAGACCTTAAGCATCCTTTGTTCCCTTTTGAAATCAAAGGAATATCACTTATTAAAGATAAGAAAAGAGTCGAAACAAAAGTCAGTCATCCAGTATATATTAGAACTGGGGGATACGGATGTTTTGACGATTATCCAACAACTAAAGTTGGTATATCCTTAACTGAGTGTGAAGACTACGACAGAGCTCTTAAAGATATGCGTAGATTGAACCATCACTGTGCTAGAATCACTCCTACATTTGAATGTAAGAACGCTTCTGAAGTAAAGGCTGTTAAGACGTTTTTAGAATCAAACAAATGGAAAATTGGTGATGCATTTATTGGTACTGCTAAGTTCAGATATGAAGTTCCATCAACAGGAGCACATGACGGTCTACTTAAAGAAATGACATCCAACCTGAAAACAATTGCAGGAGATACTTCTCTTCCAGTTCATTGGTTCGGATGGGTAGATCAAATGTCCAACAGAGCCACAGCAGCTGAGCTTTTCCAGATGGTAGACAATGGTACGAAATCTGAAAGAGGTGCTATTGAGGACGGTCTGAGACAAGCATATATTGAGATGCAACAGATACACATTGATAGTGGTGGAAGCTTAATAACAGAGGTCACTGAAGACTTTGAAATTAAACTACCTATGATGGATTTAGGTAAGTTTGAATCCATGATTAAGGCTTACTCCATGTTGTTTGGTGATGGCATTATTTCTGAAGGAACATATAGAAACCAAGTTCCGGGAATTGATCCTATCAGAGAGAAAGAGTTAATTGAAAAGGAAGAAGCTGCAGAACCAACAGTTAATAAGTCAAAATTAAAAATTGACGAAGAAGACGATGAAGTTCCTGAGGAGGAAGACGATGCCAGTAATAAGAATTAAAGATTCTCGTGAGTTCTTAAAGAAAAAGAAAGAACGAGAAAACAAAAAGTCAGCTGATGCTAGAGCAAAGACTGAGAAAAAGAACATTTCTTTGGCAAAAGACAAAGAAGACAAAGACAAGAAGTAAAAGGAAGGTTCAGAAATGAAATCTTACAATCTGCCACTTAAGGTCTGTGATACTAAAGGAAAAGTTGTTATTGCTAAAGTAGAACAGATCGATAAGCACAGAAACAGGGTCACTCTACCTTATCTAAGTGCCATTGAGAAAGACAGAGAAATCAACTTTCCTGACGGTAAGTTTAAGAAGTTTTATGATAGAGTTGATCATAAAGATTTCATTTCTAAACTTACTAAGTACCTCGAAAGTATTTTCTTTAAGGAGCTTGATGATGAAGATAATAATCCAAGCAAACACGTCAGAAATAACTCAGCAGGAGCTGACGGCTCAGCTGACAAAGGATCAGGTAAAAGCCGCAAAGGGAAAAAACTTAGTGGCCTACACGATAGCGGAGGAGGGCGAGAGTCATCCAGTAGTGATCGGGGAAGGAAACCAAAACCTGACGTGGCCGAGAGCGGTAGTTCGGAGAGTTAAAGAATCTGTTAAGACGGGTGTTAAACTTTTTAACAGACATAACGAGGATAATTCAACATCTGGTAGAAAATCAGTTGGTGAAGTTATTACAACGTTTACAACGGAGATTAAAGGCAAACTTCGAGCTGTAGCAATTGCAGCCATGGAGAAAGCTGACTCCTTAGTATATGACATCTGCTCAATAGAAGCAAATGTCTGGGAAGAAAATGGTATTGTTGGTGATGTAGATCGAGTCACTGGAATTGCCGTTTCATCTAGCAAAATCGATCAGCCTGCATTTAAGAATGCTAAGAGAATGCAGATAGTACAATGTTTTACAGAGCCGGTAGAACCAGCTCACCTGGAGAAGGAGAAAACCATGATAACTTTAGAAGATTTGATGAGTGCACCAATATCACTTATCCAGCAAGCCGCACAGGCTAGACAGATGCATCCAAGCCAATTGTTTAGTGAGGATGACATTCAGAAAGACAGAAACTTTGAAAACGTTTTTAAAGAACGTACTGAGTTTGCTGACAAGATCAAGACTCTTGAGAAAGAACTTGGTACTGAAAAAGAAAGAGCGGATAAGGCTGAGAAGGTCACACAGAAATCTACAGCTAAAGACATGCTTACAAAGAGAATGCCGAGAGGCACTACTGATAAGCAGAAAGAGTTCATTACTAACAGGTTCGATCCAGATAAAATGGATGATTTAAGTGAAACTGCTATTGATGAGTTCATTAAAACAGGTAAATCTGAGTTCCAGGAGATGGCTAAAATGTTTGGTACTGCCAAAGATGATACTACTCCTAATGAGGATGAGGATGATATACCAGGAGATGACGGCGAAGTTAGTATTGATGACGCCTTTCTGGAAGAATAATTTTTGGAGGACAAGATGGCTAAAAATCTTGACAATCAGTCTCCTCATTACGAGGAACTGCGATCTACAGCTGGTGCCGATCTGGTAGCTGGCGATCTGTTGACTCTCAATGAAGTCAATATATTTCCCCTTGTCGATGTGTTAGACACATACGACTATGCTGGTATAGTAAAATCAGCAAAGGTGAAAGCGGCTAAGGCCGTTGGAGCAATCACTTCTGGTGCAGCTCTATTCTGGGTTACTGCAAATAAAAATGTAGCAACCACTGGAGACATCCTTATTGGATTCGCTAATGAAGACGTAGCTTCTGCAGATACTCATGTCAATATGAGATTTGACGGAACACTTGCGTATGCCAAACTATAGGAGGTAGACGATGAAAAACAAACAGCTCGATAGACTATTTGAAATGGTCTGCTATCTGAATGACAGCGGAGACGATTCCTTTGTTCTAGAAACAAAGAAAGGGAAAAGAAAATACACTACTAAGCAGGTTCAGGCTTTTGTAGGTAAGAGTATCCACGAGATGCTTCTTGCTTCTTATTCTCCTCTGAATGATAAGAAAGCTATACAGGCTTTCACTGGGTCCACTGATCTTGATAAGATAACCACTAATGTGTGGAACGCTTTTCAGGAAACTCCCAACTTTGATATGTTCTGGCAGGAAGCTTTCCGAAGTGTTCCTCTGAGAAAAGGTCAGTTGGAATGGACAATTGGTACAGTAACTTCTGGTGTTATACTTCAGATCCTTGAAGAAGGTGAAAAAGTAAGATATGCTAGAATCGAAGGTACTACTGTCAAAGCTTCTGTTGATCTTTATGGTTCTGGCCTTGAGATTTCATGGAAGACTATGGAAGGTAGAGATCTTGCTAACTTCTACAACGCTATGATGGATTTCAGAGCGAAAAGAATGAAGGAATATGCAGATCTTCACTACGGTCTTTTGGCTGCTGCTGGTGCTCTTAATACTGTTGCATGGCAGGGAGTAGCGGAAGATAAAACTATTGACCGTGATATCCAGACCTTAAACGTTGGATATAACACAATTGGTGAAGCAACTAAAGATTCTGGTTACGGTGATACCGCTAACGCAAGACAGATTCTTTATGCATCCCCCAATCTGAGACAGCGTATTAACGCAGCTTTCAGAGCAACTTCAGCTGATGTTGTTAGAGGTAGCAATCAGGGTACAACTCTTATCGATTCTCAGATTGATGTGAGATATACTTACAACTCTGCTATTCCTGCAAATAAAGCAATACTCGTTCTTCCTGGAAATAAAATCCAGAACTCTGTTTACATGGATGAGAAATCATTCGAGAGACAGAACCCGGATAACCTTTCTTGGTTGAAGTCTTCTTTCACTGCGTTTGGTGCTATTGTAGCTGATTCCGATCAGACTGCTGAGCTTTCATTCGCATAGGGGGTGATTATCTATGGCATTAGTAGTTGGTGAGAACTCCTGGGCAACAGTCGCCGAGGCGGACGATTATTTGACAGATAGGGTAGGTACACAGGAATGGTTTAATTTGGATGAGACTCCCAGCGCTGCTGGTGAACCATCAAAAGAGACATACTTAATCATGGCCTACAACTACCTTCTAACAAAGAATGGTTATTGTTTGGACAGTACTCTCACCGATGAAAATGTCAAAAAAGCGCAAATAGAGTTTGCTTTCTATTTCGTTGATAACTTCACCGAGTTTGAAGATGATAGTAACTCACTTACAAAAGGAGCAGGAAGCTTTAATCTCTCTAAATGGAGAGAACAGCTTAACAGTGAAGCTAACTGGAACGGGGACTATCCCCTTCCTGCTTTCGTAAGTGTATTTTTAACCGAGTATCAGTGTACAAATGTAACTGTAAACTTAGATGCGGATGACTAAATGGCAATTAAAATCGGAGGTCCTCACAGCAATTTTGAAAAGGACATGAAGAAAAGTATTGCTGTGTTAGACGCAAAGTTACAAATAAGATCTGACAAGATATCAGCAATCTTGATTGATGCTTATTCTAAACCTAATTTCTCAGCAAAGTACTGGAGGAACGTTAGGAAAGGCATAAACAAACAGTACAATGAAATGAAGGTTATATATAGCAAGTGGGCAAAAAAGGGTATACCGGCCGCCTACCGCTCTTCTATGCGTTTTATTTTCGACAACCTGAACAGGAATAAGGAAATAGCACGAAGAGCAAAGAGATCGTATAGTGACTTGGTAACAAGTCCTAGATCTAATAAGATTCAGTCTGTACTTGTGAAAGATGCTATACAGGACTGGATTGAAGCTCTGACTAAAGGTCAATCGGGAATTAACAGACTTACAAGGAAGACACAGCAACTGATTCTACAGGAATCGTTTATAGATGCTTCTGTTGTAAAGGCAATTGAGTCAGGTAACTTGATGAATAACAAGTTCTACAAATCACTCAATTTGTCAAACACATTAGCTGGAACATTGAATGAGCTGGCTGATATAGTTGATGGACAGAAATACGTAGTTGCTGGATCTCGAAAGTATAGTCCTAACTATTATGCTGAAATGGTTACAAGAGTTAAGTTCCATGAGGCTCAATCGTTCGCTGCAGTAGCAACAGCGGGGAACTATGGAACTTCACTTTTAAAGGTCTCAAACCATAATACGGTTTCTGAGATCTGTCAGAAGTATGAAGGTAAAGTTTATAGTGTCGGTGGTAAAGATAATAGGTTTCCACCACTTGAAACAATGAGTCCTTTCCATGTTAATTGTTTACACTTGATGTTCCCCGTATTTGTAGAGGGACTTGAGGCTGATGGAGGACTTGATAAATGGGAAGCATTTAGTAAGGGAAAATCAAAAACACCTCCTGGACCTAAATCATTTATTCCAGTTGATGAGAGGGAGTAAGATGTATACTGACAGATGTGATATATTACCGATTACTCGGGACAGTCAATTTGGAAATGAGACACTCGGGACTGCAGTCAATACGAAGTGTAGAGAAGAGACTGAAGACACAGTTAAGAAAAGTAATACTGGAAGTAATGTTGCTTACAAAAGACTATACATTCTTCCCCCAAGTACTTCTATCAACAAAGGTGACAGGATCAGAACTACTAAACGTAGAGGAAAGACTGTTACAGAAGATTATGCTAATGTGGATGAAGTCTTCATTTTAGGGAGATATAAACCACATCATATTGAGGTGTATATTTACAGTGTTTAAGCTAGGAACGAACTTTAAAGAAGTTGAAAGAAACATCAAGAAGTTAGCTCGTAAGTCTCCTGCTGCTTTTGAAAAGGCTATGGCAATTGCGGGTCTCACATTCCTAGACTGGGCAAACAATGGAAGCTCAAGAGAATCGAGAAAACCACCAATAAAATGGGGATTTTTAAGAGGTTCAAGTTCAGTGTTCCTAGGTAATAAATTGCTAGGAGCATATGAACAGGAAGACAACAGAGAAGCAAACAGGTCACATAGTGAAAAGCCATTTACTTTGACCTGGGGATGGAATGCTGAATATGCAACTAATATGCATGAAACTGATTATCAGCCTGGAGAACATTCTGAGAGGGATGGCGATGCTGGTAATAAATGGCTTGAAAAACATATAAGGGCTGATCGCGATGCACTTATGGAAATGACTGCTAAAACAGTTAAAAAGGAGCTTGGGACATAATGACATATAACCTTTCTAAATATGTTAGTAATAACTCATCAATTGTTCCAGTAACTAATGGTGAGAATCCAGAAAGTACTGGAGACAGAGTTGTGTTAAACGGCTCGGGTGGAGATGACAGGTCAAGAGGGTTGAAGGTAGACAATACTGTACAATTTGTTTCTAAGGCCAATGACTCTGTCACGTCAAAAGAACTTATTGAAGAGGTTCATTCTCTTCTTAAGAATAGGTTCGATATTGTATTACCAGAAATAACAGTCAAGGGAACTACTTATCCCGCTGTTATTGCTAGCAGTATCTTGCCATTACAGATTCCCGGGTATCTCGGGACTGACAACAATGGATTGCACATGTGGTCCGTTAATTACCAGATTACTACCAAGGAGGAGTAAATGGGTTTTGGAAAAGCATTAACCGACTGGGGATCAGGTCTTGTAAAAGGGCCAATAGGTGTAGTTCAGATCGGTTACAAAGGTTACGACCTTGGAAAAACTGTCGATGATGCCGAGCTCAGTCCTGATCTTGACATTAAAGACATCATCTACCAGCAGACTGGAACGAAGGCTTTAGACCACACAGTCACTGGTGCTAATTGGATGATTTCGGGCTCGTTCGGTGAGATTAAAACTGAACTTCTCAAGATCATTTGTCCTTATCTTTTTGATTCAAATGGATCAGAAGGTGCTGACTCCGGTACGTTTAAAGCTGACTTGTACACAAGTCTTCTTGACACAGTTGCCGATACAGTGAAGATTGCTTCTGTTGAAAATCAGAATCCGTCTGAAGCTGTCGAAGATACTATGTATTTTTACAAAGGTATTTTCTTAATCAACGCTGCCCTTATTAACTGGGGAGCTGACTCACAGAGAAACTTACCGTTTGAGCTTATGCTTAAACCTCGTCAGATCACTGATGCCGAGTCAACAAAATATGCTAATAAGTCTGTATTTGGTTACTACGGAGATCCTTCTGTAGAAGATCTTCCTGCTGCCACATGGCCTGACTTAGAAGCACCTTATGCAACTGCTGCAGAAGTTACTCTGGCAACAGAGATGACTATCACGTTAAGTGAGAATGCAACAGCCATTGCTGGACCAACTCAGATCGATAGATTCAGTGTTAAAGTTGAAGGTAACTTTGTTGCGCCGACGTCTGTTGGCTATGCCACGAATGTGATTACTTTAACTATGCCAGCCACAACTTTTGCTGCAGGTAACTCAGTTGAAGTGTCCTACAGTGCTGGAACGTTTGAGGACGGTGACACCAATGCTAACGAAGACCTAAGTAACTACCCAGTTACTAACCCGTTGGTTTAAACATTTTTTAAAAGAGGGAAGCTTATGTTTCCCTCTTCATATTGAGGAGTATGTATGAAGTTTACAGCTGATATTATTGAGATTAACCTTGAACTAACGGGTCTGCCCGACGAAGAAGGCAAGAAAGAGACGAAGATATTCATCCCCAGAGAAAGACCTTCAGTGGACTTTGCAGAGTCAGTAATTAAAAAGGGAAATGAGTATGTTGAAGAACAGAAAAAATTAGAAGTAAAAGAACAGGATAAAATATTCCTTGCTAATATGAAGTTCCTGGGATGGGTATATAAAGATTTTGACTACAACTGGGTTAGAAAAAACTTTACCCCCGGTCAAGTGGCAAATATCCGTGAAGACGTTGCCAATGGACTTATGGGAATAAAAAAAGAAGAGCAGAGTTAGATGCGGTACTGTCTCTGTGTTCATACGGTATACCGCCAGGAGATGCTCTTGAGCTACTAGAGTATAATGAGATAGATTACTTTATTGATAAGTATTCAAAAATAAAGTTTAGGCTTGACACTGTAAAGAAGCTTCAATTAGTTGATACAGTAAGAATGGCTATTATATCTACTAAGGGTGGTAAGAAGGGTCTTCAGTTTTACAAGAAATGGGTAAATGATCAGAAAGACCATATCAGGGAAAGTGTCAAAGATGTCAAAAAGAAAAAAGATAATATCTTTGACCGTATTAAAAACCGGGGAAAAGAACCTACGATTTTTAGTAGACTTAAAGGGAGTGACTAATGTCTTTTAATGCAGGAGCAATAGTAGCAACAGCTGGTGTCCAGACAAAGAAATGGACTAAAGGAATTGGAGTCATGGGGAAGAGCTTAGGCGTCCTCACAGCTGCAGTTGGTGTAGCCGCAGTTGCTCTTGACAAAGCAGCAGAAAAAGCTGAAGATTGGCAGGTCTCTTTAAGGAATGTAAACACTTTAACTGATGAAGCAATAGTCAATAGTCAGGAGATGGCAAAGAGTTTATTGATGCTAGATCCGGCTCTTGGCAGTACTATTGAGTTAACAGATGCTATGTATCAGTCATTCTCAGCCGGTGCTGCTGATATGGATGAAGCAATGGCAGTGACGGTAGATTCCGCTAAGTTCGCTAAAGCGGCAGTTACAGACACAGCTACTGCAGTTGATGTACTGACGACCGCTCAGAACGCTTACGGTAAAGAAAATATGAGCACTGCTGAAGCTTCAGACATATTCTTTACAACTATCAAACAGGGAAAAATCAACGGTGAACAATTGGCATCTACCATTGGTAAATCAATTCCCTTATTCTCATCATTAAACATCCCACTCGAAGAACTCGGATCAGGAATGGCAGCAATGACTAAGCAGGGTGTAAACGCTTCTGAGTCGACTACCCAGTTAAATGCAATTGTAAACTCATTCTTGAAACCATCTGCTGACATGAAAGCTGCGATGGAAGAACAAGGTATTGCCTCAGGTTCAGCTCTGTTAGAGACTGAAGGCTTATCTGGTGCTTTAGCATTTTTGGAGAATGCTTCAGGTGGATCAAAAGATGAACTCTCAAAACTATTACCTTCAATTGAGGCTGTACGTGGTACACTTGCTTTAACTGGTGAAGGTGGTAAAGAGTTTGCTAACATACTCGAAGAAATGGAAAACTCAGCTGGAGCAACAGATGAGGCTTTTGCTGAACAGATTTCTGTTTATGACACTCTTGAAAGTGCCATGGAAAAGGTCCAAATTGTAGTAGGCAATATTGCTAACTTCTTTAAACAGGATTTAGCTCAGGGTGCTGTGACAGCTGCTCAGGGAATGTTAACATTTTTAACCTCCGCTTCTGGAATGGAAATAGTTGCAAATATTCTTGGGAGTTTATCAGGTGCTTTTGAATTATTGAAAGCATTTATAGATCCAGTTGTTGATGTTATGAAAGATATATTCCTCACTACTTTTACACAGGTCAAAGACTTGATGATAGAGATAATGGGACCTGTTGGAGAAAGCACTGCTTTATTTGACATACTAGGAACCGTGTCTGCTGGTGTCACTTCAATATGGAGAATCATGGGAGTGTCGATATCTGGTCTAATAGATAATATTGGTAATCTTATTATTGCAATAAAAGAGACTGGTGGGACTATTGGTTCTTTCTTTGATTTCTTGAAAGGTGATAAGACGTGGGATGAAGTTAAAGAACAGGCTTCAGCCGCAGGTGATGCTTTTAAAGATCTTGGTACTGGTGTCGTAGACAACTTCGCAGCAATTGGTCAGACAATTGTAGATGAAGTTAAAGGCTTTTCTCAGTCTGCTGTTGAAGGTTCAAAGGTTATTGAGTCTTCTTTTAAGACATCTTTCCAATCAGTATCTGATGGAGTTAGAAACAACTGGGGAGAAATGGTTACAGGACAGGAAGCTTTCATTGGTGATATGCTGAGTAATAACCAGCTGTTAGTGGATGGAATTGACCAGGGTAATGATGAAACGGTTGAGAGTACAAAGACAACTGTACAGACTATAAAAGAATTGTGGAATGATGCCTTCCAAGAAGTTACAATATCACTTGGAACATTGTTTCAAACAGGAATGGATGTAATAGGTTTTGGGCTAGACTCATGGGCAAGTTTAAGTTCTTTACATTTTCAGAATGAGCAGGCTGAATTAGAACTAGCTCAGCAGGCTGAAATGGACATATTGCAACAGAGATTTGATGATGGTCTAATAACTCAAGAACAGTTTGATGAAGAGAAAAAAGCGCTTGATGAGAAAGCATTAGCTGAGAGTAACGCCCTTGCTAAGAAACAGTTTAAGAATCAGAAAGCATTGGACATTGCTAATGTGTGGATGTCTGCTGCCAGTTCAATTGCGGGTTGGTGGAAAGCTGGTGCTGCACTTGGTCCTATTGCTGGACCCATCTTTGCTGGTACTATGACTGGACTAACTACTGGTATGGCAACAGCTCAGACTGCTTTAATTGGTCAACAGAAGTTCGTACCCCAGAAAAGAGCTGGAGGTATGGCTGGTGGTCTTGTACAGGTGAATGAAGCAGGTGGTGAGATTGTATCTTTACCTGATGGCTCACAAGTTATTCCTAATGATATTTCTAGACAGATTGCTTCAGCCTCTGGAGCAGGTGCTGGTATGACTATTAACTTTTATGATACTCAGATAAATGACGATATGGATATAGAACTGGTAGCTGAAGAAGTTTCCAGAATGATCGCTCAGAAAACAAGGATAGCATCATGATAGAATATGAAATATACGACGAAAACGATGTCGCTGAGAGCTTAAACGGTGTTTTAGTTCCAGCAATCTCAAGGGGCAGTTTAAAAGCTGGGTCTGAGATGATTGGCTTTGAACAAAAGATTGTTGAAAAAACATTCTTGTCTGGAGCCACATTAGTTGGAAACTCAAGACTTATGTCAAGAGAAATGATATTTGTTCAGGATTTTGTTTTCACTGAAGATGATACATTCGATTCTTATTTTAACAATATCATTCAGAAATGGAGAGGAGCTGTTAAATTAAGAGATAAAACAAACCAGAAAGAAACCGACATTGCTTTGATGAATCTTGAGATTCCTTATGATAATGGTGCTTTTAAAAGATCAGGCTCATTCAGAGTTAAGATTAAAATGCTTAATGCTTACTGGACCGCTGTTAATCCTGTAACATCTTCTCACGCTTTAACTACAGGCATAAACAATATACCCATAACTAATAGTGGTAACCTGGTTACTTATCCTAGTTTTGTTTTTGATGTTCCAAATCCTGCTGATCAGTTAGATATCTATATTGATGAGACAAAGGAAGGTTTACAACTTGTTGACGATACGCTAGGAACACCGACTTTAACCGAGTTACTTATTGACTGTGCACTTGGAACTTTAACAATCGGTGGATTTGATAGGACACAGAATATAACTGACAGAACAGGTTATTTTCCTTTTCAGATTGGAGATAACACTTTAGTGATTGATATTCCTGTGGATGCTGATGTGGATATTGAGTTTTATGAAAGGTATTATGTATGAACCCAGAAGATTATTCTCCTGTTGCTAGTACGTCAGTTAAGCTTGTTTCTTTAACAGGTCAACTGATTCAGTACCTAAGAAATACTGATGACACTGGAGAAATACTAAAATGTACAGTTGAACAACTCAAAAATGGTGGCGTAAACACAATTGTTTTCTCTGTAGACAGGAGAACAAATATTCCCGTGTTTCCAGGCTTGATCATTGAAGTATACAAAGATGCTGAGCTATTTGCAACCGGTTACTCAGACACAGTTCCTCAGCCTCAAAGTGATAACCCAGAACTTGAAGTGAAGTGTCTTGGCTTCATGCACAAGTTAAAGTTATTAACTGTTACTAAGACATACAACAGTGTCACATTAAGTGAGATTATTGAAGACCTTGAGCCTGAGTTTAACCAGGTAGACATATTTTATGATGCTGGAAAAATTGATCTTCCAGCAACTACAGTTACTGATTTAAGGTTTGAAGATAAGAGTCTTTTTGAAGTTATTCAGACTATCAACCAGATAGCAAATGAGGACTGGGAGACTGCTCAGTACAGATGGTTTATTGATAACGAAAGAACAATCAATTTTGCTGAGATTCCTCAAGAAGCAGACCGTGGAATATTTGAAGGCTTTAACTATCAGAATCCAACTGTAGAAGATGATGATAGCAAAATAATAAACAGAGTTTTATTATGGAGAACTTCATCCGCAGACAGTAAAGAGACTGAGTACATCACTACTTTAAATGATACTGACAGTCAAGGTAAGTATGGTATAAGAGATAAGAAAATCACATTCCCAGACTTTATGGATACAACTACCATTAACAAGTTTGGTAACGCAGTTCTTCAACGTTTCAAAGACCCTAAAACTAGAGTGGGGATTGATGATTTAGAAGGAATAGATTTTCCATTTTCCTTCTACAAACTGACAGACAGATTTGATGAGTACTGGCAGCTAATGTCAGAATGTGATGACTTTGACAACTGGGACTTAAGCAATGTTGATGATACATCAGTAGAACTTTCAACCGAACAAGTATTAACTGGAAGACGATCAATAAAGTGTACTACTGATGTTGGATCATTGAATGAGTACATACAACTAAATCTTCCAACTCCAATATTTGGTCCTAACTTGTTTAGGTTTTATTTGTTCTTAGAAGAACAGATGAACATTGAAATTGAACTGATTGGAGAAAATGGAGAAACATTTACTTTCTCACTTGGAACTACAGATTTCAACTTAGATGTGAATGAAACAGTGTCAATAGTTAAGCATCTTGAACTTAACCCCACAGCTGGCTCATCAGATTATGGAGCGGCAAATATAGGAGACGATAACTATGGTGGATAATTATGAGTTATGACATAGAATGGCATTATGTCGGAGAGCCTGGGGAGCCAGTATTTAAGGGTAATTGGTGTAACTATAATACGACAGAAAAATTAAGATTTATGAAAGGTGCTGACGGTATTGTTAAAGTGGAGGGGATTCCCAAAGAAGATAATTCTAATAATGGCACTATATTTACACTTCCTGAGGGGTATAGACCATCAACAAGGATGCAAAGAACTGTGGGGGATGATGATGTTTATTTTGAGATCTCAGGCGATGTTGTTTGCTATGTGAAGTCTCAAATAGTGCAACTAAATCATATGTTCTCAGCAGGATTATCAGAAGTAGAAACACTTCAAGGAGCGCCAGGAGCACCTCCAGAACATGAATGGGATGGAACTCGTTTGAGGTTTAAAAACCCCAACGGAACATGGGGAGAATATGTTGAATTGAAGGCAGATAAGATAATAATATACGTAACTAGTAATCAAGCTTATGGAGGGGATAATTATGGGCAGTAGAGTAAAACAAATTGTAAACCTTAGAACTGTAGCAGTACAGAACTCTGAAGAGATCGTCTTCAATGTTGTAGACGAAAATGACAATCCAGTAATGGATTTTGAAGAAAGAAATATGGATAAGGACACTGTTCAGATATGGACTGGTTCCGGAGCCACAGGAACTCAACTTGTGGAATCAACTGACTTTGACTTCACCAGAGAAAATACTGGAGCTTCTTCAAAAACAAATGTAAGTATTGTGAACGGGATCTCAATAACCAATGTCACTTACCAAGGTGTAGATCTTTACATACCTGTAAGCACTCTTGATTTATATGGCGACGTTTCAGACGAGACAGATCCAAACAGGTTACAGGCTCAAATAGATGATCTTGCAACCGGAATAGCCGTTGCAGATCTTGGGCATAAAGAAACACGACCTACTTCCGGTGATCCTCAACTATTAGCCGCTGGATATAAACAGGAAGCTTTTGACAATGCTATTTCTCAGTCAAATTATGCGGCCTATTTTGCTAAGTACGGTCATATGTTTAATCAACAGCACGTCGATGCAGGTGATGCGGATTTATCAGCAAGTAGCACTTTGTTCTACCCAACACCA